TTCTGTTTCTTGTGCTATATTAGCCATAAGTTCATCATCTACCGGAAGACTTCTCTTCATAGAAATATCTATATTGCTAGAATCAATATTCTTAGCTCGTATATTCTCTATATTAGACATAAGCTTTAATCTTTGCCTTAGGCCTTGTTTAAAGTATCTTTCTTTTGTTTTTCCTAATTGTTCAAAGCCTAGTAGCTTGTACTTCATAGCTATACCTGAAGCATTACCTACAAAGTTTTCATCAGTAAGACATGGAACTTTTGAAAACTCATGTATATCATCTTTAAGTGATTTCTTAAGTACTTCTATTTCAGTTTCATTAAGATTTTTAACTAACCACTTGGCATCTCCACCTTCATCAAGCTCTATAATCTTTAGTTCTTTAAGTAATCTTCCCGTCTTAACCTTTTCCTCTTCATCATCACCTAATGAAGCACCTATAACTGCAAGTAATGCATCAACAACCTGTTCCTTATCATTTATCCTATCAGATTGTAAAAGGTTATAGGCATCTATTAGAGTAATAACTCCTTCAAAGTCACCTCTGAGCTTTTTATTATTTCTATACTCTATAAGAGGTATTTCATTAAAATAATGTTCTTCTTCATCCTTTAATTCAAATACCTTACTCTTTATATCTTGTGTAAAATAATGATATATCTTATCTTCAGTATAAATATTGATATCATAACCTTTTAACTGATCATCAATATCTCTCTTTTCAAAGTAAGTTACCGCAAACATAGGCTTTTGTTTTACTGTTGTATCACACACTAAGAAACTATTTAAAGGGCTGCATACTGCTAATTCTGGATAAGGTACTTCATCATCATTCATAAATAACAATTCATATCCTATACCCATAATACTCATATCTTGTGCTAATTCATTATTATGACTATCTTCATCTATCTCAGTGAAGATATCATTTAGTTCATCAGCACCATCACCACTATAAGTTATTGGTGTACCAAATACATATCCAGTAGCCATATCAGTAATATATTCAGCGTGATTTGCTACTATTTTGTTATTAGGCAATAAGTCACTTGATAATGATCTTTCCAGTATCTTGTGTTCTCCATCATAATATTTATTCAATAGACTATATCTGTCCAGCATTGCCCTATGGTTAGATATACACTTTACTAGCAAATCATCTGGAATACTTCCATCTTCATTTAATAAATCTCTGTCTTTTAAAATTGCCATTATTATTTCACCTACCTTAATCCTATCTTTGCTTTACTCTTAACTTTCAGTCTTCTATCATTCATTTCATCTTCCATACCATATCTAGCAGCATCAATAGTATGGTTGTTTTTATCTGGATACTCTCCTTTTAAATTCCCCTCTTTATCTTTCTCTATCTCATACCCTACAAATTCTCTTTTTGCATTAGGGCATCTTACTGGATCTATTATTATTTCTTCTATTTCTTCAGACAAAAATTTAAGACCATGCTCTACTGAGTCTGGTCCTTTCTTACATGCTATCATATTGATTCCTAATTTTTTTAACTCTGCTATAGTTCTTGGTGCTGCATTATCAGCTACAACTCTTTTATTTAAAGGATTCTTCTTTTTAATAAGTTCTGCAGCCTTACTGTTTCCTAACTGTACTTGAAATATTTCATCAAATATATATAATCTTTTTCTCGTCTTATCATAATGCATTTTAACAAGGGCTAACGGATCAGCTGCATAACCATCATCAAATCCAAACTTTAATTTATCAAAATTTCTAATTTCTTCATCTGATATTTCTCTTATAGTTAAGTTTCTAAATACCTCTCCACCAGTTCCAGTAACTGCTCCTAGGTAATCATGCTCATACTTAGTTGGATTGACTTTCTTCATATGCTCTGCTTCAATTAAGAATTGTTCACCTAGCCATTCTTTAGGTACGGACCTATAATCACTATGATGTATATATTTATCTTTTCTCTTCTCTACTACTTCCTGGTTACACCAGTTTCTTTGACTTTCAGGAGGGTTAAATGAGTAGAATACACAGAATTTAGGTCCACCCCTTAAAATAGATTGATTAATTGTATCTATTTTATTCTTACTTTCAAACTCGTCCACCTCTTCATACCAAAGATACTTAATGTATCCCTTAGGTACTTTAGTAGACTTAACCTTCTTAGGATTATCAGCACCTTTAAATCTTATTACTTGTCCAGTAGGCTTATAGGTTATTGTTAGTTTTGCTTCAGGTACATGCCATTCATCACTTACACCTAATGTATCTATTGCCCATTTAATCTGGTCTCTTACTGATTCTGATAGAGTATCCTTTACTCGTCTTAGTACTAATGCATTAGACATAATTCCTTGTTGTGCATCCTTCATTATACCTAAGACAATTTCAAGTGAAATAAAAGAGGACTTCGTACTACCTCTACCACCTTTAAACCAGTAGTGAGTGTGAAGTCCTTTTTTAATATCCTTATGCACTTCATAGAAACTTGAAGCAATTATACTTTTTAATTTAACTTTAATCATCTATATCATCTACTATCTGAACTTGTTGATTTCCTTCAACCTTAATATTCTCAGTAAATAACCTGTATCTCTTACCTAACAATTCAGCTGCCTTTGTTCTATCTTGCAATGAAGCATCTAATCCGAATTGCTCCTTTTCTTCTCCTCTCATTACCCTTGTGAGATATTGAAGAACCTCTTCTCCTTTTGCTATACGTTTATCCTCTATTTCTTTTAGTCGTTCATCTATATATTGTTTTATGCTATCATTTGCTATCAGTCTTGATGAATTAGCTCTAGCACCTTTCTTATTATATCCTGCTCTTATATAGGCCTCTGTAGCATTCCCTAGTTCTATATAGTAATCTACAAATGCCTTTTGCTTAGGTGTCATTCTATCCATTACTATCACCTGCCCTAAGTATTTCTATGAGTACCTTTAGCAAGTCTACTTTACTATATACTATATCTACAACATCATTTTCTTTTCCTCTAGGCTTTCCATAGTGAACTATATATTTAGTAATAGGCTGTCCATCATCGCCATAAAATTGTTCATGATTTATCAGTGGCATCCAGCCTTTTGCTTTTAATGCCTTGGTTATTTTATTTATTAATGATTGTACTTTAGCCATAATGCCACCTCACTTTCTATAAAATAAAAAGAACCCTAAATTACTAGAGTTCCTTAGTTATTAATCATTACCCCATGGATCTGGTTTATCAGCCATAATCCTGCCTCACTTTCAATATATAGTATATTTGTCCACATGATACACAATATGTTGTGTATAAATTAAAACCTTATTGCCATGGTTCAGGTCTATCTATCAATACTTTCACCACCTAAGCTTTGAAATTATTATTACCATAGGTCCGGTCTATCACCAGTCATACTAAAACCACCTTTATACTTATAATTTCTTTATCTACCATTATTATACCTATCAATCATTTTACTTAAGAATATATAATATTTATGATATTTTAAAGCTCTTGACATTCCAAATCCTAATACTATACTTTCTATTGATACCAATCCAGTAAATACATATATCAATCCAATACTCTCATACATTTTCCCAAACATTCCTAATGAAAATGTTAATAATGGCAATATTGCTGTGGTTAATCCTATTTTATTGATTTCTTCAATTTCAACTAATAATTTTATTTCTATATCTTTAATTTCTTCATCATTCTTATTTTTTAACCATTGAAAAATTGTTCCTCTTAACAATGAAATATCAGTTTCAAACTTTTCAAATTCATTTTTAAATCTACATAAATCTTCATAGTCAGGATTGTAAACTAAAAGCATTCTCTTCATGAAATCTCCTCCCCTCAATATTTTACAACACTTACTAAAATATAACAATAAAAGACACCTATATTTCTATAAGTGCCTTTATATTATATTGGGGTTTATGGGGAATTCAACTTTCTTTTACAATACAATTATAACATCTGTAATCCTATATATATTCTCATTATTTTCTCACTTTTTTCTCAAAATTTCAATATAGAAAACTCCCTTCATGCTTTGCTATATCTTCCACTAAGTCATCTCTCATTCTATAAGCTGTAGCTATGGCTATGTTTAATCTTTCAGCTATAATATTAACCTTCATTTTATCTCTATATTTAAGTTCTATAAACTTTTTATTTTCTTGACTTAAGTCTTTTAAATTCTGCTCCATATGAGTTATAAAACTTTCTGTATCTCTAAGCTTAGCTTTAAGCTTAAATAGATTTCTTATCTTAATAGCTCTTTCCTCTTCTAGTTTCTCTATAGCCCTAATTATTTCGCTTTCTGCATAGCTTGCACTATTAGTACTTGTTTGTACTCTCTCATTAATCCCCATCCCTGGTTGATGATAGTCTATTTTAATATTAGTATTTTTAATATCATATTCTATGGATTCAATTTGCTTTTCTAACTGTTCTATTCTAACTCTAATATCATTAATTTCTTTTTTCTCTCTAAAATAACTATAGAGCTTACCTTCTGTCTTTCTAAATAGTTCTTTATTCAAGTCTCATCTCCTCCAGTTCAAACTCAACTCTCTCCAGTTCTTCTGTATATCTCTTAAGTATAGTGAGCTCTACAATTTGGCTATCATCTTTAAATGCTATTCCATTCAAACTATCTAAAATTATCTTTGCAATATTATCTCCATCTGGCTTTTTAGTTGGATATTCTAATCCTTCCTTTATTGCCTTTATTCTCTTTTTAGAATAACTACTCATTATTGGGTAATAGGCCGTTATTATAGCTTTAATTGGTCCATCTAAGTATTTTCCATCTTGCTCCCTGTAATTAATCCTTACCCAATTCTCATAGTTAACTGTATCTTTAGGAGTCATAGCATGTCCATTAAACACTCTTGGTCTAGCCTTTCCTTTTATCTTCCCTTCGACTACTATCATCTTCTCCCTCCTCTTCATCTTCATTGCCTACAAATATATATTTCTCTAAAAACTCTCTTAAATTCATAACCTACTTCCTTTTTCATTAAATTTGAATAAAAAAATACCGCATATTCATTTCTGAATAGTACGATATCTTAAGCAATCTAATATTTAAATTTATCTTCATAATATATTAAGATTGTTTATTTATTTTAGCAAAGTAACTATCTATCATTTTTACTTTTTCTGTTCTCTCCATTAATTTATAGTAAATCAGCCACTTTTCAATTGAATGTAAAGGAATAGTTGTACCATGAATATCAATATAGTCCTTAATATCCTTTTTTTCAAGTGGAAAATAATGCTCAATATTATTATTTACTATAACAAATCCAGCCATAATATCAAAATCTATTGCTTCAATATTGAACTCCATAAAGTCCTTTGTTTTGTATTGTATATTAGGATTTTTAGGTTGTAATTTACCAAAAGATAAAAGGATTTTTTTTATTTTTTCCACATCACTTTCAGCAACCATAATATCAATATCATGAAATTCATTAGTAATTTTTTTAAAATACAATAATAATGATGCACCGATTGCCCATGTAATATTATTGGAATTTACCTCTTTGGCAACTTTCGATAGAACTTTCAGTTTATTTTCTATAGTTATCAAACATCTCACTCCTATTAATTATAATTATTCAATTCATATTTCATATAATTATGACTTAATTATATCATCTTTTGTAAATACCGTACTATTCAATTTTCAACGAATAATTTATCTTACTTAATCTTAAATTTGCATATTATATTTTCAACTACATAAACTACTGTTGAAAGGTGGTTAATGATATGAAAAAACTTACTGTTATACTATTGATCTTAATGACATTAGTATTTAATATATCCGTTACGACAACTGCATTTGCAGAAAATATGTTTAAAGAAGGAACTTATAGCATATCTGATTTAAATTTTTCAAAGGATAGCTTATATTATATCCAGAACGTTTCAAATAGTCGTGCTTATGCTATCGTTTTTGATGAAGAACTTATTGCAACACAAGTCTTATATCTAACACCTAAATCCCCTAAGTATAATCTAGTTCCTCTTACCGATAAACACAGAATTGTAATAGTTGGTGATGGTCAAGTATATATTGATAAATGGACACAATAGGGTGTCCATTTATTTATTAAAATCTTTACACTTTCTTTGAATTGTGAAATAAAAAACCACCGTATTATTCAGAATTGAATTTTACGGTAGTTTATTCGTTAAATAAGAATTTATTATCTTAAAATTGATTTAATCTTCCCTACTAAATTGGAATTTAAAAAGCATTCCAAATGAAGCAAAATACAAATACACATCCCCATGCATTATTAGTTTCTCTTTTTATTATAAGCATACCATAAATAGCTATGAATGTAGTGATTATTTCAATAATACCCCAGAAAGATGTACTAAAGGGATGAAATAAAATACATATCACAGCACAAGCAATAGCACCTACATTAAACCACTTACTTTTAGGTGGATATATACTGTTTAATTTATCGCTAATAACAACATAATTAAATCCTTCAAAAAATCCCCACACTATAAAAATCAATGCCATTCCTAAAACGTTGATCGGAATACCACTTTCTAATACATCATTTGTAATAATAATGCTCAGTGGGTGATAACCTGTATATTGTCCTGATATAAAAATATACATTAAGTATGGAATAAAACAGATAATTGAACCTAATGTAGATTTAATTGTATTTCTTTTTAATAATCCAAAATCTGAAAATCGTTCCTTTCTAAAAATACATACTACTGTAATTCCTAATCCAGCTATACCAAATTGAACACCTGCATTAAGTACCAAACGTAGGACAATAGAATTATTAGAATCCTTTATATAATTCACCATTTGATTTCCAAACAGCATGTATACTATAAATGATCCCAATGTTATTAATGTAATAATCCATATATCAGCATCTAGATTCCTTTGCTCTAAAGTTAAGCTTTTTTTACCCATCTTATACCTCCAGTATAAATTACTATTTAACTTATCTAATTCAATTATACGCTAAATACACCATAATTTTCATGTTATTTCAAATATCGTACTATTCAATTTTCAAAGAACACACTTTATTATATGATTGTCATATGAGAATACCACCTTGCAGCAGTACTCCCATATGACCTTATTCCTAGATTTAAAATATCTTTAATTGTTCTTCAATCATTGGTTCATAATTCATTAAAATTAATTCATTTCTAACTGGCATCTTATCACCTGCAGCTCTATTTTTAATTTGACTGGCCGTACTATATTTAACTACATACCAATCCTTGTATAAATCATCAATTAGTGGACTACTGTAATAACAAACCATAGCTTTTCCTTTTATTTTATCTAGTCTTTCTTTTAATCTAATATGGTCCTTCTCTTCAAAACCTCCAAAATACATATTTTCATGGTCATGATATGGTGGATCTAAAAAGAATAGTGTATCTTTTGTATCATAGAACTTTATTACTTCTTCAAAGTCTCGGCTTAATATATTCCATGTTTTAATTAATTCAGCCATTCCAGGTATAAGCTCTGTTGCTGAAATTAATTGCTTGGCCTTATTTTGAGTTTTTGATAATCCAATTCCATTTCGGTATTTATGTCCTCCACCTCCAAAGCAAACTCTCATCAAATAGTAAAATCTAACTGCAGACTCTAAGTTATTCTCCGGCCATGGCTCCCATTTCCACTTTTCATATAAACTTTCACTATAGGGTAATGCTGAACATTCTTTGTATAACTGTTCCGGATTATCTTTAAGTACCATCATATAATTTACAAGCCTATCGTTTATATCATTTACAATGGTTAACTTTGATGGATTTACTGTCTCTTTAAAAAATGGAACTGCTCCGGATCCAAAGAAACAATCACAAAATATATCATGCTTAGGCATTAAATCTATATAAAGCTCTTCCTTGCCATGCTTTCCACCTATCCACTTTATATTGCTTAATCTTTTGAGTTTCAATTTATCACCTAATTTCTTTAAATAATAAAACTTAATTGTTCTATCTGAATAGGAATATCTTCCCACTCTACACCTATATAATCTAATACCTTACCCCATCCAAACTTTTCTCCAGTCTCCGGATCTGTAACACATCTATACATCCAAAATTCCCACTCCTTAGGATTACGCTCTCTTAATCTATCAAATCTATGTGGCCTTTTTTCCATGTGTACACCAAATCCACACATACTACATCCAGTTCTCTGAGCTTTAGTAGTATATAGAGTACCATCTGGTTTTCGTTCTATAGTTCCGTATATTTCTGGTATTGGAACTTTTAAATCTAACGCTAACTGCAACAAGTCTTGTCTTTTAAATATTGCAAAAGGTGCACTTCTTATCACTGTTTTCCCATAATAATTACAACCATGGTCTATTAATGATTCTTCTCTTTGTCCACCTTCTGAGGCCATCATACCTAAGTAAGGATAACTTTCATGTTCCTTTGACCAATCTCCGCATGGCTTTTCCTTCATGTGATAGCAGCATTGGTTAGAAACTTTAAAGAAGGCCTCTTTGTAGTTTGTACCATACTTTTTATTTTCCATGCCAGCAAACAAATTTAGCCATTTTTTAGGTAGTTGCATTCTACTATTTTTAGCATAATGACCTTGTTCTCCACATTCACCAGTAATAATCGCATGTCTTACTGTAGTATTTCTTTCAGTTGGATTTTGAAGTGTCTCTATTCTACCAGCTAATTTCTTTGATATTACAGGAAATCCAACTTCATTTAATACCTCTACTTTTGATTTATATGGTGCTAGTTTAATTATTCCTAATTGGTCATGTATCCTTTGAATGCTTTTATCTTCTAACATTGAAACTGAAATTGCTGGTACATCTATTCCAATAGATCTTAGAAATAACAATAATGTTATGCTATCCAAACCTCCTACACTAACATGACAATTTAAATCTCTCTTTGCCATCTCGTTATAAAATTCCCAAGCTCTTAGCTCTGCTTTCCTAATTTTTATCTCGTAGGGAAGATTTTGAAGTGCCATAAATTGTTGTTTCTTTCTTCTCTTGGTCTCTCTCCATTCTGAATCATTCATTGTACTTTCCCCCATTTTGTTACTTAACTAGAATGGCATGTCCTCTCCATAATCTACTGGAGTATAATCATTAGCTGCTTGTCCTTCATTCTTATTACCATATTCTAAGAAACTTACTTCATCAGCTACAACCTCAGTAACATATCTTCTTCCACCATCTTTAGCCTCATATGACCTAGTTTCAATTCTTCCAGCTACACTTAAAAGCTTACCTTTACTCATATAGTTAGCAGTACTCTCCGCTTGTTTCCCCCATACTACTATAGGGATAAAATCAGCCTCTGGTTGACCTTCCTTCTTAAATCTCCTGTTCACTGCCATTGTAAATGTGCATACTGCAGTTCCTGTGCCTGGAGTAAACTTTAGCTCTGGATCCTTAGTCATGCGACCTATTAAAACAACCTTATTCATAAATCATACCTCCTAAATTTATTACCACTACTTACAATCACATTTAACCTTCAATGGAGTAAACATAATCTTTGCTGATTCATCCTTTATGCTTTTTTCTAACTTAATCTTATTTGATTCAACATTCTGTGCTAGTTGACCTATAGCTTTTTCATTGAATTGTCCTCTTTCAACAATCTCTTCATTAATTTGATTGCATTGTATCTCTATAGACCTCTCAACACTTTTCCAATATACTTTCTGCTTGTCCATCTTCTTGTCTAAGTTATTTAATTTCCTTTCTAGAGTAATATATCCCATAAGAACTAAAACCCCTATAACACCTATTCCTAAGCCTAAAATTATATTCATCTTCTATTCCCCCTTATTTTTTCAAGATAACTAATACTTTTTTATCTAGTAATGTCTCTAACTGCTCATTGAACTTAGTTTCTATTATGTCTTTTGCTAATTCATAACCTACAACCATAATTATTTCATTTTCCTTATCCTCTATCTCTGTATTCATGAACCAGGTCCTATAGGTATTCTCTGACCACTGGTTAAATATAGTTTCATGATATGGAGTAGGAAAGGATAGAGGTGGAAGTGAAGGGAGTCTTTCGTCCCCTTCTTTTCCTTCTTTTCCTTCTTCCTCATTCTTATATAATTCTTTATCATTATTGTTTGTGTCTACCTTATGGTTCTTTATCTGTATACCATATGGTTCTTCTATAGTTTTTTTATGGTCTACATTATGGTTTTTTTGTGGTTTTTTATCGGTTTTTTCTTCCTCAGAAAACCCTTGATAATCCTCATAATTACTTACTTTTAGGGTAGTACCTTTTTTTGATTTTATTGTTGTTATCATTCGGTCACTTTCTAGTAGCTCTAAAAATTTCCTTACAGTCGTTTTTGACACCCCCCATTTTTTAGCAAGTTTTAATTCAGAGGTGTGAAAACTACCTCTTTCTATTAGCACTAATTCATTACCTAATAACACTTTTTTCTCCTGGTGGTTAGCCTGAAGAAGGATATCTAACCACCATTTTAATTTTTGAGCATCTTCCCATATCCAATTTTTACGTATTGCTCTATGGAGCTTTATCCATCCTTCTGCCATTACTTCACCTACTTGTCACTTATGTTTTCAAAGGTTTTTAATCCCCATTGCCTATCTATAGAATTAGTTAAATCATTCCACTGGCTATAACTAAACTTAATTAATTTTTCAATATCTCCATCTTCAACAGATATTTCTACATGTCCCCCACCATCTTTGATAGATATCACCTTACCATCATCAGCTCTAAGGTCCATCTCTTCTTTATACATATGATCCTCTCCTTATTTTTTATTTGTTGGGTCACATTTTTTAGAAAGCCTCATATATACTTGCTCGTATTGATCACTCGAAAGTTCTTTAATTTCTTTAACTCCAAAATCTTTCTCAATAACTTGCTTTATGACATCTTCCGAAATCCCTGCAGTTGAAGCTAATTTTGTTAGTTCTTTAATTTCTCTATCGCTTATTGAACTTGGTAATGCCCATGTAGGCAATTTAGGTATCTTCCAATAGATAGTCTTTTTATCTTTAGTAACAGCCTTTTTCCATCCAGTGTTATCCTTAGGCTTTTCTAATGAACATTCTGCAAAGCTTTCTGTAAGATTATAGAGATATCTTCCTATACCATATCCACTACTAGCACACCTCTTTAAAGCTCCGCTTATTCCTCCTTTAAAAGGTTCAACATTACTTTCGCTTGCTCCATCTTCTTTATATATCCATTCTCCCTGGCTATCCTTCACCGATATTCTGCATATTATATTGCTATCATTTGAACCTGTTCTATACTCAACTTTCCAGCCATCAAATCCAAATACATAATCTAATCTATTTTGTATTGCCCTAGCTTGTACATAGCATAGAACCATCACCCATGGCTTATTATTAGATACACCACAGCTTTGAACTCTCCATTCAACCTCATTCTCTCCAAAAGGTTTTCTTAATTCCTCTTGTATATCCATTTATCTAATCCTCAAACTTTCAGTTTGTTTTAGTATTACTCCTGGTATTTCTTCTCCAGCTTTTAATCTGCTAAGTGTTTCTTTCTTATCAAGAACTGGTGCTGGAGTATTGAAAAGCTCTTTAGGTATAACACTTTCATCTAAGACTTCCACACTTGCTGGATTCTTTTGAATACTGAATGAGAATAATTTACCTTTGATTTTAGGCTTGTCTACTACCCTCATAGCCTCTTCTAAATACACCTTAAGGTTTTTAGCACTAGTTTCTAAACTTTTTCTTCTTGCTGCAAGTCTAGTCTCTTCTTCTTTATATCCTGTAACCTCAACTTCCATAGTTTTGATAAGCTTTGCTATATTTTCAGCCTTATCTTCTAATTGCTCTCCAACCTCATTAAGTGCTTCATTTATAACTTCAACTGGTACTGTAGGGTCCTCTAATAACTCCTGTAAGTTTAAATAGTTTTGTGTTAATTCATATAGTTTCATTTATATTTCCCCCTTATAATCTAAATCTCTTATAGTTTCTCCTGTATGCTCGTTGTAAATTTCTCCATTGTCTATACCTTCTCCAGGTGCTATAATAGTTTCAAAGTTATTTTTCTTATGGTTATTGCCCTCTGTTTGGTCGCAAGGGTGATAACCTTTTACTATTTCTATGGCTTCACTTATACTTTTGCCCTCTTCACAAAGTCTTTTTACTTCATCAAGCTTTTCATTTAAATCTAGTAATGTTGACACTTTCTAGTACCTCCCCACTTGTAGTTTTTAGTTTTCTTTCGTATTCTTCGAGAATTTTCCATAGCATGAATGTCTGCATCACTTACTAAGTATTCTCTTTTCCTCTTCCGTTGGAGCTCTAGTATTGTCTGAACAACCTCTTCTTTACTTTGCTTTCTCATAACCATAACTACACCACCAATTCATAAAATGCATTGGTTATAAAGAGTAATGTCATAAATCCAGATAAGAATATTCCTCCACAAATTTTTCTACCGACGTTATTCTCTCTCCCATATTGAACTAAACTTGCAATACATATTATTGATGTGAAAATAATACTTACTACTCCTGTTATTAGGTAACCTAAGCTATTCATAACTACAACCTCTTTATTTTCTTAATACAGCTTGGACAAATATTCTTACCATCAAATGTTTTAATACCCTTACCTTCACCGCAGAATATACAAGTAGGCTCATATTTCTTTAATATAACCTGGTCACCATCCACATAAATTTCTAATGGGTCTTTAATGTCTATTCCTAAAGTTCTTCTTAATTCTACTGGTAATACCACCCTTCCTAAATCATCTACTTTTCTTACTATTCCTGTTGCTTTCATGATTAACATTCCTCCTTGAATAAATTCAAAATAAAATCTCTACCTTTTCCAGTCCATTTACGATCATAAATTATATGTCCATTGTCCAAAACGTCTTGTTTTATACTTACATATCCACATTCGGAATATTTAGAATATAATAGCCATGTCCTGTTCTGCTTGTATTGTATTTTCTTATCTGATAAAAGGTTATTTAACTTTGTAGCACTACTTAAGCCGAGTTCTTTTGCTATTTCGGATGTAGTATATAACTTATTTTGGTGTACTAACTTATCCCTTTGCTTTTCTGCTTCAAGTCTTGCTGCTCTTTCCTCTTTAAGTTTTGTTGCTGCTGCTATTAGTAAATCTGGATTGTCTAATAATTCATCTGTGGCATACATACCATGTTTTCTTATGGATGGAAGTACTTCTATTGCCAACCAATCTTGAAACTTTTCAGCAACTTCATTACTTGCTTTAAAAGCTAATTTATATACTGCTGGTTCTGGAATAAAATCACCTTTCGCAACATCTTGCGAAAATTTCAAATATCCATTTACTGTTCTCCACCTAATGTACTCTTTACCATTCTTTACTTCTGTAAATCCTAAACTTTTAGCAACTGTTTCTGTATCAAAAATCCATTCTCCATTTTCTAATTTTGTTGCCACTTCAAAAATTCCGCTTTCATCTTTGAAAATTTTTAAATTATCCACTGCCATTCCTCCTCTATTTTGTTTTATACCCCAATAAATGTTAAAATATTGTTGAAAGGGGGTGAATGTTATGTCTTTAACTGATAAAATGTTAAAAATGCATGGAGATGACTTCTCTATTGAGCGTAATAACTCAACAACATCTACCACTAAAGGTTTCTTTTGTGGTAACGATTATCCTAATACTATACAGCTTGCCAGCACTTCTGAAATTGTTGAAAATGACTGGCTTATTCATAAAGCAACTAATAGAAGATATTTTGTTAAAAATGTTAAACCTTTAACATCCGCTAACCAAACTTTAGGTTGGATGGCTGAATATTTATCAGAGTCAGAATATAAAAAATCTATATCTGATAATAATAAATCTACGTTTTCTATAGGCGCCATTTATGGTTCTGCAATTGTTGGTAACTATAACACTGCTACTATAAATAATGGTTATAATTTAAGTGAAATTCGTTCTTTAATATCATCTAAACCTATTGAAGACCAGATTAAATTAAATAAGCTTATTGATAGAATTGAAATTATTACTGAAGACAATCAACCTGTTAGTAAGGGAACTTTAGCAAAGTTCTCTGATTTATTATCTAAACACTCTGATATCGCAATTGCTATTGGATCTAGTGTTATGAGTTGGTTAACTAGCCAATAAAGTTATCTTCTAATGCTTTCTTAGTAATAGAACTTGCAGTAATAAGTAATATCGATATTTCGGAAAGTATTTCTTTAATTAACTGCTCTTGAACTGGTACTTCTGGAGCAGTTCCTTTTAATGCTGCTATTGCCATATCTAAAGCTTGAACATCTTTATCCCATGGTGACTCTGGTGACCAATCCATACAATGTTTTTTTAAATCTTCTAGTTGTGATATACATTCTTGTTTATCCATTTCTCATTCCTCCCTTAATTTCTTTACCCTCACGTTGGAGCCGCTTGAATACTAATTTAATTCTTTTATATTGTTTAAATCCGATAAATCTTTGCCTGCATAGTCTCTAAGAAATTTGATCAGTTCCATCCTAGTAACTTTTAGCCTTCCTAGCTTCAAACCTATTAATATATTTTTTCTTATCAATTCTCTTACGGTAGGTTCATCTGTTTTTAAAAAAGCTGCTACTTCTGGAACTGTATACAATAAATCTTCCATTTTTACCTCCTTAATTAACCTGGAATACTTTTCTAATCTTCTCGCCTAATGCCTGAGATATTACTTTCATAAAAATTAATTAACACCTCCTATATTCTATTTCCGTCATTTTAAGTAAATTTAAATCAATATCAAGAATTCTCGCTAAAACTAATAATTTCTCCGTACTTGGAATATATCTTCCGCATTCTATATCCGATAAGTAATTTCTTGATATATTGATTTTCTTAGATAACTGTTGTTGAGTTAGATTGTTTCTCTCTCTCGCTACTTTAATTTCATTACCTATCTTTTTTGCAATTGTATCTGTCATATATTTTTCTCCCTCCTTCTGTTTCTATTGTATTGTATTTCCGTCATTTATTCAAAGTTTGTTTACTTGTATTTCCGACTATTTTGAAGCAAATTTTAAAATTAGCAAGCTAATCCTCTTAAATGCTAAAATATACTTGTATTTCCGTCATTATCTGCATTGTAATTCCGACTTTTATAATATATAATTAACTTATTAAGTCGGTGATACCGACTATATTGAAATATTGGAGGATATATCATGAGTATTGGTGAAAAAATAAGTGAATTGAGGAAATTAAATAAAATGACACAAGTTGAATTAGCTAAAAAATCTAGTATATCCCGTTCATATTTAGCTGATATAGAAAAAGATAGATATAATGCTAGTGTTGATACTCTTAAATCTATTGCTGAAAGTTTGGGTGTTAATATTAGCGAACTGCTATCTGATAGCGAAAACTTAACAGAAGAAACTTCAAATAAAAAAGATAATTTAACGAATAAAGATAAAAAAGATATAGAGAAAAGTCTTGACGCTACTCTTAAACAATTAGAAGAACAAGATGGACTTATGCTTTCTGGTAATCCAGTAGATGATAACGACTGGGAACTTATTAAAAGTGCTATAAAAAATGGTCTTGAGTATGCTAAAAAAATGAATAAAGAAAAATATACTCCTAAAAAATATAAAAAGTAGTTTTCTATTAGGGGGATTGGGGATATTGAAAAATATTATAAATAAAAAGGTAAATTATTTAAAAAAGACATTTAATACAAGTAATCCTTTTGAATTATGTGAGTGCTTGGGAATAAAAGTATTCTTTGAGGATTTAGGTAAAAATACAAATGGTTTTTTTCAAGCAGCTCCTAGAAATAAAATTATTCATATAAATTCTAAATTAAGTGATATAGATAAATTTTTTACATGTGCGCATGAATTGGGACATGCAATATTTCACTATAAATCTAATGTTTTATTTCTTGAAAAAAACACTCTTCTATCAACTAGTAAATATGAAATTGAAGCCGACACGTTTGCTGCTGAGTTGCTAATTGACGATAACCTTTTAAATAGATATGAAGATTTTTGTCTTGAAGTTGTAGCTAATTGTGAAGGTATTAATTATAAATATTTAAAGCTTAAATTTGACTTAATTTAAATTAAGTATATATTTTTTTAGTTTCACGCGAACATACGTGTGTCAAAGGAGGTATTATTATGCAAGGTGGAACTCGAAAACGTGGCTCTACATGGAGTTACTATTTCGACCTTGGAATAGTCGAAGGTAAAAGAAAAAGAAAAGAGAAGGGAGGTTTCAAAACTAAAAAAGAAGCCCAGGAAGCCTTAAGAATTGCTTTAAATGAATATGAAAAATGTGGATCTGTTATAGATGAAAGTAATATTTCTGTTTCAGATTACTTTGATTATTGGTATAAAGAGTATGTGCTTATTAACTGCAAATACAATACGCAAGAATATTACAAAAGGATAATAAAAAACCACATAAAGCCATCCTTAGGTATATATAAACTTAAATCATTAACTCCAGCTATACTACAAGAGTTTATAAACCAAAAATACCTAAGTGGATTATCTAAATCCAGTATAGATAATTTCTATGGAGTACTTTCTGGAGCATTAAAATCAGCAGTATATCCTTATCAATTTATAAAAGAAAATCCTATACAATACGTTAAATTGCCTAAAAATAATAACTTGAAGAGCTCTAAGGAAGATTTAAAAATAATTTCTATTGAATACTTTAATAAAATTATCAATAGATTCCCTGTAAAAAGTAATTTCTATATTCCACTTCAAATTGCCTTTCACACTGGTATGCGTGGTGGAGAAGTTACAGCCTTACAATGGAGTGATATAGATTTAAATAATAAAACTATTAAAGTTAATCATACTCTAATAAGTAAAGGAAAAGGTATTTTTGAACTAGGTACACCTAAAACTAAAAGTTCTAACAGAACCATTGTTATAGGAGATACTTTAATAAATATATTAAAGAAACACAGCTTATATCAAAAAGAAAATAAGTTAAAGTATGGTAAGTATTATGCAGATTCTAATTTTATATGTACTAAAGAAAATGGTGAACATATAACAACTGATAGTCTTAAGTATTTATCTAAGGTAATAAATTATGAATTAGGTATAAACTTTAATTTTCACTCACTTAGACATACTCATGCTACTATGCTTTTAGAAGCTGGAGCCAATATAAAAGATATTCAAGAGAGATTAGGTCACTCAAAACTCGCTACAACTATGGATACCTATTCCCATGTAACCAACAAAATGAAAAAAGATACTGTTAATATTCTTGAAAATATACTTATACAAAAATAA